GGACGGCGGCGATTCTGCCGAGGCGGTTAAATCAATGAGCGGCGAAGTTGCAAAACTTAAAAGTGAGCAAACCGCTATTTTGAAAGCGTTTGATATGTTGCAAACACGTGTTAAATCAACCGGTACAACTACAAAGCAAACCGAATCATTTAATGATCTTTTTGCGAAAGCATGCCAGGATAACCACGATGCAATCCAAAACGTGAAAAAAGGTAAGCCGTTCCGTATGGAAGTTAAAGCCGTTGGAACAATGACCATGGGCAATAACGTAACCGGTGATGGTGTAGCGTCTTATTCATCAACGCAAGCAATTTTACCATCACAGAAAATTAACATGCGTGATTTGATACCAACCAGCATTTCACCAACCGGACTTTATGTACAATACCGCGAAACAGGCGGCGAAGGTGCATTCACCGTACAAACAGAAGGTAACACAAAAGGCCAAATTGATTACGATTTCAGCGAAATTAAAGTTGTTGAGGATTACATCGCAGGATTTGCACGTTTTAGCAAACAAATGGCAAAGCAATTGCCGTTTATGCAAACAACTTTGCCACGTTTGTTAACGCGTGATTTCTACAAAATTGAGAATAGCACGTTTTACACAGCGGTTGCAACTGCATGTTCAGCAAATACGCCAACAAGTACAGAAACAGACAACGTGAAATATTTGTTGGATTGTATCGCACAACAACAACAAGCCAATTTTAACGCATCATACGTTTTGGTAAATTATACCGAATTGGCAGCGTTGAACAAATTGTTGTACACCAATGGTTATTACCAGGGTTCTGGTTCGGTTGTATCTTTGCCAAATGGTACAATTGTAATCGGTGGTACGCCTGTTGTTCCTGCATCATGGGTACCAGCTGACAAAGCGTTAATTTTCGATGCCGATTATTTGGAGCGTGTTGAAACCGAAAGCGTAACAATTGAGTTTGCAATGGAAGATAGTGATAACTTCCAACGCAATTTGATTACCGCTCGCATTGAGTGTTTGGAAGATATCAATTTGATGTTACCAACCGCGGCAATGATTGGTGATTTCACCGCTTAATTTAGAGGTTAGTAAATAATAAAACCCCATCCCGCCAATTGGGGTGGGGTTTTTTAAATAAATAAACATGGTTGCATATAATAGCGTTTTGGATGTTCAATTTAATGATGGGGAAATAACGGAGCCGGTTAATTTAACGGATGCAAAAAACTTTTGTAAAATTGACATATCAACGGATGATGCGTTAATAACATCATTGATTGTGGCGGCGCGTCAAATGTGCGAAGCATACACGGGCGTTGGATTTGTACCGCATGATGTAACCGCAATTGTAAATAATGGCAATGGTGATATTTATTTACCTTATCAACCAATGGTTGAAATTGTAAGCGTTGAGGATGAAGAGGGTGTAACATTGGTGGCGGATGTTGATTACAAGGTACGCGGCAATGATTTTGTGCGTTTGGCATGGCCTAAATATGATAATTTAACCATCAATTATTTGGCGGGTTATTCAGTATTGCCGGAAGTATTACGCACGGCGGTATTAAACCAAATTTATTATCTGTACGACCAACGAAGCCAATCAATTTATTTTGTTAGTGATCCACGAAACCAACGTTTTGATCAATTGGGGCCGATTGCAAAAATGTTATTAAACCCTTTTAAACGTGTATAAACTAAACAGGCGGGTAACCGTAAAAAGATATACAACCGCGCAAAATGAGTTTGGCGGTTTAGAGGCGGTTTTGACGGGTGAATGGACCAAATGGGCGGATGTTAACCCGCAAAGCGGAACGGGCGTAAATGACCGCCAACAACGCCAATGGGAGTATGACGCAACCATGGTGTTTAGATATGAGAAAGAAAGACCGACCAGGTCCAACGATGTGTTAATGTATGAAAATGCGCAATACAAGATTACGAGCGTGCAATTAAGGAATGAGGGCGCGAAGAGTTTTGAGGTTATAAATGCAACAAAGATTGATGATAATATAAACAGCGATGCGCCAATGGACACAGGAAACATAAAAGTATTTAATTATACCGCCATTGGTGGTGAGTATGAATTTACCGATATAACACTAATTGGTAAAACCGTTTTTGGTGCGTTTAAAGACGGGGTGCAATATTTGGTTAAATTTACCGATCCCGCAACGGGCAAAGAGGTATATTATAATAGCACAACGGGCGCGTTTGTTTGGGGTGCATATTTTGAGCCGGGCGAAGTTGCAACAATTTTATACTATTAATATGTTTAGCGTAAAGGCAGAGGGTTTGGATGCCGTTTTAAAAAAGTTTGATAAATTAAGCAAAGACACCCAGGAAGGTGTGCAAGCTGCATTGAATGATTGGGCCGACCGCACCGCAACGGATGCAAAACGGTTGGTATCATCGCAATCATCGGATGAAGGGGGATTATTACGCAGCATTTCGCCAATTTATGGGAATGGTAATGCATCGGTTGTTGCATCGCAAAAATATGCGGCATATATTGAATTTGGCACCCGCAAATTTGCAGCGGAGTATGTTAGCAGCTTGCCGAATGATTGGCAAGCATATGCAGCAACATTTAAGGGTAAAGGCGGCGGGGGAACGGCAAAAGAGTTTTGGAAGTCAATTCAAGCATGGGGGCGGCGCAAAGGATTGGAGCCATCGCATATATATTTTACCTATAAAAAAATATTGCGGGATGGTATAAGGCCAAAGCCGTTTTTATACCCATCTGTAAATAAAAATCTACCTTTGTTAGTAAAGGATATTAAAAACATTTTTAAATGAAAGATATAAACACGGCATTGATGGTTGCGTATTACAATGTAATAAGCGCATTGGATTTGCCCGTGTATGAAGGCGAAGAGCCGGACGATATAAAGGATAAAATTTATGTTGTATTATCGGACGCAACAAGCATTGAAACGAGTACCGATAATTCAAGCGATGTAAACACAACATTGCAAGTTTCAATACATAGTTGGGAATATAAATACAACAATTCAAAGCTACTTAATGAAGCAACGGGGCAAATATTAGAGGCAATAAAACCAACGAGCACAAGCGTGTTAGATTTAACGGGGGATGGGTTGCAAATGCTAAATTTAAGCGTACAAACAGACCGCACCGAGCGTATTGGTGAAATGGGCGGAAAAGTGTATATTAGCAGAGTGTTAGTATTCAAACAAGATATATTTATTAATTAAAAAACAAATAAAAAAATGGCAGAGCACAAAGTAACCGGGGGTACAATGTTGATGTTTATTGATCCATCGGGCGGCACATCATACGACATGGTTGTGTGTTTAACATCAGTAAGTAAAAGTGATTCAATTACCGTTGTGGACGCGTCAAGCGCATGCGGTCCGGACAAATCACCTGGTACATTAGAATTATCATATAGTGCGGAGGCGCAACATTTGCAAGATCCAAACAGCGGTAAAATTAGCGGTACATCACTCCGTCAATTGTTGCGTAACAAAACAACCATTGGTTTTAAAATTGCACCGGAAACGCCGGCAATTGGTGATGAAATCGAAGAGGGCACCGGATATTTATCGGAGTTGTCAAGCACATACGCGTTTGATTCCGTTGGTACATTTACTTTAACATTGCAGCCGTACGGCACACCATCGTTAACAATATTCGATTAATATTATGGCCGAACACAAAGTTGCGGGGGGTGATTATATTTTAAAAATCAATGGTGATACGGTTGTGTGTTTAACATCCGTATCATCCAATGATTCGGTTACCGTTGTTGATGCGTCAAGCGCATGCGGTCCGGATAAATCGCCGGGATCGCTCGAAATTAGTTTTAGTTTTGAGGGGCAACATTTGCAAGATCCCGACGGCGGCAAAATTAGCGGCACGGATTTACGCACGTTTTTACGCGCCGAATCTGCCATTACATTTGAAATTTCACCCGCCATACCAAAAACGGGCGATGAAGTGCAAAGCGGCATTGGGTTCTTATCGGAGTTATCAAGCACATACGCATTTGATAATGTAGGCACATTTACGGGCACCATACAATGTTACGGCACCCCGTCAATATCAACCTATTCATTTTATATTGGGCAATCGTTATTGGATGGATATATTGCATATTTGGATGAATCGGGTGATCATGGATATGTAGTTAAACAAGTTGGTACACCTAATATTGACCGTTACGAATACGGTTGCAATAATTTTGAGTGCGGCGCGTATGCAAATGAAATTGGATTTGCAACCGCAAACACAAACACAATTGTTGCGGCCGATTCTACACCAACAATTGCGGCAAATTATATCCGGGATACATACGGCGTTCAATGGCAATTACCAACACAAAATGAAGTGATTGAAGCGTTGAATAATGCGGGTGATTTAACCGCCGTGTTTGATTTAACTGGTAGTTCAAATAGTTTTGTTTATTATTCAAGTACAGAAACAAGTGATGTTACATGTAGTGGTGTAAATATTAGTATTTTATCACCTGGTGTTTTTGTAGTTGATCCGCCAAATAATTATTTAAAAACACAAACGGAAAACATTATCGCAATTAGATATTTTTAATCCTAAATAAAACAAACAATGAGTTATTTGCAAATTGAAATTGGTGGCCAACAAAGGGGTTTAAAGTTTAATCAGTTGGCCATTGAATTAATGAGTATGTATAACGATAATACAACAAGTATGGGTTTTTTTTATGCGGTTGTATTTGGCGGTTTAAAGGGCAATGCGTACGTTAAGCGCGAAGAGTTCAACCATACATTTGAAGAGGTTACAGATTGGGTTGATGCATTGCCAAATAAAGCTGAAACAATCGGAGCCATTACCAAAACATTGAATGAAACGCAGGTATGGCAGGATTTAATTAAGCAGGGCAAAGAAATTGAGGAGAAAAAAAAAGCATAAGGGAACGGGCGTATGAGAATTTAAAATTTGCATTGGGCAAATTAGGATGGACGGCGTACGATTATTACACATCGTTACCAATGGAATTTTACGCCGCATTTGAGGGATACCAGGAGCGGCAAAAAGAAAAGAGTTTTGTAATTCGTTTTGCCGCTTTTCGCATTGCTGAAAGTATGGTTGGCACAAAAGCGTTGGGGGATATAAACAAGTTTTGGCCGATGGAAGCGGATGATAAAAAAGAGGTTAAAAAAGTTGAGCCAATGACAAAAGAACGTTATAACGAAATAATGGCACGGCACAACATAAAAGTAAAATAAATGGCAGAGGAAATAAAAATAACGTTGGGGGCGGATAGTTCAAAGCTAACCGCCGAATTGATAGCAGCGCAAAATGAGTTAAAGAAATTTAATCAGGCGTTGGCAAAAGCTACGGACGTTAAAGAAATTACAACGTTGCAGCGCAATATTTCGTTATTAGAGCAAAAAATTGGCGGTTTGAGTGGCCAAATGCCGAAATTATCGCAAACATCCGGAGCGGCAACACAATCATTGGTTAACTTGTCAAGGGTTGCCCAGGATGCCCCGTTTGGATTCATTGGTATTGCTAACAACATTAACCCGTTGTTAGAATCATTCCAACGATTGCAAGCGGAAACGGGCAGCACCGGGAGTGCGTTTAAATCATTGTTATCATCATTAAGCGGCCCCGCGGGTTTAGGTTTGGCGGTTGGTGTTGCATCATCTTTATTGGTTACGTTTGGCGATGAATTGTTTAAGAGTAGCGACAAGACCAAACAATTGGACCAATCAATTTTAAAGTTGCAAGGTGATATAAAAAGCATAAAAATTGATTTTGATAATTTTACTTCATCAGTTAAAGCGGCGCAAAGGTTAAATGATATAAATATTCGGGCACGTTTTACGGGTACAGAGGCAAGCCAATTAACCAGGCAAGCGGGTTTTATTACAACATCCGAACAATTAGTTGAAGCACAAGACGCGGTAAAAAAAGCGTATGAATTAAGCGGTATTGCATTTAGCAATTTTACACGTAAAGCATCAAAAGAGGCGCGGGATTTAGCCGGCACATACGGCCAAAATTTAGAGCAAATACCCGCCGATTTAATTAGCGGATTAAGCAAAGCCGACCAGGCATTAATTAATACAGCCAAACAAGCGGCCGCATCATTATTAGATTTACAAAAGGCAGAAAAAAATCTGCAAAAGGAACGTGATTTAGCCGCCGCCGAAAATAGAGCCGCAACGGAAGAAGAAAAAAGGGATGCAATACAGAAAAAAAAGGATGTTGAAACAATTGCATCTGTATTAGCTAAACTAAATGAGGATTTAAAGGATCAGCAAAATATATCAAAGGCATTGGATATAAGCACATTGCAAGATCAAATTACTTTGATTCAAGGTGCGATAAAAAAATTAATATCCGATTTCAATGTTGATCCGAATAGTAAAATAATTGTAAAATTATTGGCGGACGCATCCGAAATTAGTAAGGCATTAGATTTAGAAAATAGGAAATTTAAAAAATCATTATTTGATTTTAAGGGTGATAAAAATTTATTCAAATCGGAATCAATAAAGGATTTGCAAAAATCAATTGCAAAGGATGGTATTGAAATTAGAGTTTTCCCCAAGTTTGATGATAAAATACCGGAAGGTGGCCCAGCGTTTCAAAGTATTATTGAATTTGGAGAAAGAGCAAACGAAATTTTGGGATCATCGTTTGCAGATATTGGGGTTTTGTTAGGTGAAACAATTGGAAATGCATTAAGTGGTACAGCAACATTAGGTGATTTTTTTGATGGCATTTTTAAAATAATTGGTGGCGGGTTGCAGGATTTGGGAAAATATTTGGTAACAACCGCGGGTTTATTAAAAATAATAAAGCAATCTTTAATATTAAGTCCTGAAACGGCAATTTTTGCGGGCATTGCATTGATTGCGTTGGGTTCTGTTATTAGTAGCCAATTAGGCAAAAAGCAAGCATTTGCCGTTGGTACGCGTAATGCACCGGGCGGCGTTGCGTTGGTTGGTGAACGTGGGCCGGAATTAATTAATTTGCCGCGTGGTAGCCAGGTTGTACCCGCCGCACAAACCGCATCAATGATGGGCGGTATTGCGGGCGCGGTTGAAGTGTTTGGAGTTTTACGCGGCCAAGATATTTATTTCAGTAATAAAAAATACGGCCAGACATACGGCCGCACAACATAATTATGCCATACGGATTAATTTATTTTGCCAATTTTAACACCATTTCATCGGAGCCGTTAAATTACCGGTTGAATATTTACAAAAAGGATTACGACGGTGCAACGAGTGAAATAACATTGACCGCCAACGCATGCATCCAGGAATGGCAGGATGATAACCCAATGGAGCCAATAAAAGGGTGCACATTAAACGTTGGCATTTTAAATGATGGCACCATTTCATTAGAGGATTTTTATAGTGAGGCGGATGATGAATTTTATTTAGAGTTTATTCGTGTTGATACCGAACAATGTTTATTTCGTGGTTATATTTTGCAAGATGATTGTCAGGAAATTGTGGTTGAATATGCACATGAAATAAAGATTGTTGCAACGGATAATTTAGGCACATTAAAAGGTGTAACATTAAATGAAGCAGCTCAAAATTTAGGCACACCGGTTACAGAAACAAATATTAGTATTTCGGCGGGTGTTTATGGCGGTTCATTTAATACAACTGATCCAAAAGTTAGTGGGTTGCAACCAGGGCAAAAATTTACAATTGCGGGCACAACTTTATACAATGGTACATTTACATGCAATTTGTTGGAATATGATTATATTAATAATGTTTATAAAATTTACACAACACCCGCATACAATGGAAGTATATTAGATCCGGCAGAAAATGCCGATATTACTTTTATAACCCCATTAGATATTTTGGGTTATGTTTCATTATTAACATTGGTACGTTTGTGTTTAAAAAGTACCAATATTGATTGCGGGTTAAATGTTATTTCTCAATTGTATTTGCAGGATGCAACAACCGAACGTTGGTTAGATAGCACATTTATAAAAGGTGGTACATTCCAAAATAACGAAAGTTGGGATGATTGTTATGTTGTATTAGAAAAAATTATGAGGCGTTTCAATGCAACATGTTTTCAATCAAAAGGTGAATGGTACATTGTGCGTTGGGGTGAATATTTTAACCGCAAACAAGCGGGTACAGATCCGGCATTTTCATTAATTGGGTATGTATACGATAATACATTTACAAATACTGGTTTATATTACGGAAATGATTTGTTTAGTATAAATGAAAATGACATTGCAACGGGTTTAATAAAATCAATTGTAAGACCTTATAAATTTTTAAATGAAACATTTAATTATAATCAACAATCATCGTTAATTCCAAATACAGATTTTCAAGATTTAGGAAATTTACGAACAACATTTGTAAGCGGATCAAATACAATTAGCGATTATGATTTAAAATATTATACATCGTTAGCCAATCCGCCATCATCCGATGCGTATTTTAGAATAACAAAAGATGCAGATAATAAAGAAATTGGAAGGGCATTAATAATTTATGATTATTCACCATTTAACCAGGCACGGATGGTTAAAAGTGAGGCATTGGAAATAAACAAAGGTTCAAAAATTAAATTTTCTTTTGATTTTAGGACATCCATTAGTATTCCGGGGCCAACATATCGTGAATACTTTTTAATAGTTTATTTTGATGGTACAAATGAAAATTATTTACGTGATGATTTAACTTTTTATGGTTCATCGCCAATAGTTCAATCCTTTGTAGATGCAGGGGATAATTTCAACCAATGGCATACTTTTGAAAAAGAGTTTGTTATTCCTGACGATGGTAAATTTTATTTTTATTTCCCGCAATTAGATTCAACAATTGGAAACCAAAGCCAATACCAAAACATTCAAATAACAACAACGGGAGTATATATAGGCAATAAAACAATTATTGGCCATACCCACAACCAAACACAAACGGCAACAATTAAAAATTCATTATCAACTGAATTATCAATGGATATTGCACCATCGGGAATAATTCGAGGTGCATTATTTACTGATCAAATTGTTAATGGAATCCAACAATTAGGAAATAAAGTTATTATAAAAAGCGGTTTGCCATTTACAATACCGGTTACATTATCAGTTGATCCAGAAATTCCAAATGTTATTTATTATAATGGTTGCAATCTTGAATTGGTAGTTGAAGAGTATATTACATTATCCGATTTTCCCGAGGGGTGGGATGCGGAATATAGGGTTACAAGTTTTAGTTACGATGAAATAACCGGCACAAATATTATTGGGTTGAATGCAGATATTACAAACATTAGTCCATTTCCGGAAAGCGGATTATTAACGTACACACAAGCCAATCGGGTTTTTAATTCATTGGGCGAATACACCGTTAAAGAACAATTATTTAATTTCCGCAAACCATGGTATAAATACAATGGTACGTTGTTGAAAATTAATTCTTTTGATAGAATAATTACAAATTTATCATCCTTTTATTTTGACGATCCCGCATACAATAATAGCAATATTATGTTATTTGGTAGTATTTCAATTGATTATCGCAACGAGGCCATTGATTTTACTTTGTGGGCAATGTTTGAACAATTGGTTGATCCGTGGTGCGATTTCAGCAATTTTGAGGATTCAACTATTTATAATTTTACGTATATTTACGATATAAAGCAATAAAAATGGGTTTAATCCGTGGTATTGATGCGATTTTAAAATTGGATGATGGAACGGATCAATTGGTTGGTTGCGCACGCGCAATTACGTTTGATATAACTCGCGAATTAATCGAAACAAGCGGAGCGGGCACGGGCGTATTTAGGACGTATAAACCCGCCGCCATTGGTTTTACCGGTAGCATTGAAGGGTTGGCATTAATTGCTACATCCGGCACAACGTGGGGTGTAAATAATCTTTATGAGTTTTTAATTAATGGCACCGCGTTAATTGTAACATTTTACGAGGTTGACAATGCAACACCACAGAGTTATTTGCAGAAACAAGGCACGGTTTATTTAACGTCAATAAATGAGGTTTCAAGTTTTGATAATATCGTAACATTTAACGCATCATTTACCGGAACGGGTACAATAACAATTACAGCCGATGAAGTATAAATTATTAGTCGTTTTATTATTTGCATTTTTGGGCGCATTTGCGCAACCTTCGCAATATACACCCATGACCGCCCAAGGTTACCAAATGAAGCGCGTTAAAGTCGATTCAACCCTACATTTACCGTCATTTTGCGGAACGCCAACATTGCGTGGGAGTGCATCAATTGATGGCGCAATTGCCATTGATACATGCGCCAATGTGTTGTATAAATGGACCAATGCGGGCGGATGGTCGGCAATTACGGGCGGCGGCGGTTCAACGGATACAACAAGTTTAAGTAATAGGATTGATGCACGGGTAAAATACACCGATACGGCGGGGATGTTGGCAAATTATTTAACGGGTATTGATACAATCAGTTTAAACAACCGCATAAACGGCAAGGTTGACAGCATTAAACGCGTTGGTGATTCTGTAAAATTTTACAAAAATGGAGTTGGTTATTTTGCATTTTTTGATAGCGTGGGCGGTTCAACAATTGATACAACGAGTTTATCAAACCGTATCAACACAAAATTGGCAATTGTGGACACCGCCAACCATTGGGTTAATTCAGTAACTAAATTGAATGATTCAACAATTACGGTTGTAAAAGGTGCAACAACAACCAATATTACATTAACAACATCATCCATTGTTACAAGTGCAACCAGGTTGGTTACAACGGTTTATAATAACAGCGGCGTAACAATAACAAAAGGATCCGTTGTTTATATTAATGGCCGCCATTCATCCAATTTGCCAACGGTTGCATTAGCACAGGCAAATAATGAGGAAAACAGCTACAAAACATTTGCATTGGTTGCTGATGATATTACAAACAACCACAGCGGGTTGGTAATTCAGGCCGGTAACATTACGGGGTTAAATTTACCAACATCATCATTTACAGATGGCGATATTGTTTATTTAAGTCCATCCGTTGCAGGTGGGTTAACAATTACAAAACCGTTGGCACCTTCGCACATTTGCAAATTAGGATCGGTAACACGGGCGCATCCAACGCAGGGAAGTATTGAAATAAAAATAGAAAATGGATGGCAGCTTGACGAATTATCAGATGTAACAATACCATTGGTGCCCGCCGATTCGGTTTTGTTGCAATTTAGCCGCGTGGATTCATTATGGCATGATGTAACAATAAATAATGCCATTGGTAACAGATACATAAAACCAACCGATACAAGCGTATTTCAACGCAAACAATTAGCGGCTTATTCATTTGCCGCAAATGGTACCAACGCCGCCGCAAATGGCAGCGCAACCGCGTTTAAAGATACATCGGGCACATATACGGGTACAATCACATGGACGGGCACAACGGCACCATCAGGCGCAACAAATCATTCATACCGTTGGACGCGAATTGGCAAAATGGTTACGTTAAACATTATATTGGTATACGCTACCAATGGCGGCGCATTGGGCCAATTGGTGTTGGATTTGCCAAGTGATGCGCCAAGCGTTGCAGAGCCGGCAGGTTTAACGGGTGCAAATCAAAATATGTACCCCGTTTTAATTTGGTTTGCATCATCAACAAATGCGTTATT